AGGGCGACCAGTAACACTATAAAAATAGTTGCCGTTCGCTGAGATCGTCTGATCAGCGATGATGTCAGCCCAGTCACTGTTATTTAAACTTCCCTGAAGCGCGACCTTGACATTGGCGTTGATAGCAGCAACCTTTACAAACAACGTGTAGCTTGACGTTGCAAAATAATTATTAACAGCAACCTGAACTTCGCTGCCGTTTCCAGGAGCGGTCAGCTGTGTGCTGGTGTCAAAAATAGTATCTTGAAAATAATTTACGCCTGCCATTGCGCTTGTATAGGTCTTTTGTTAAGAATAACAGGGGGAATGTTATCTGCGTGTGAGCGCGTAACTTCCCTCATATAAGCAGGGTTGTTTAATTGGAAGCGGGGGTCATTTTCGCCCGTGTAGGATACGACAAAGTTACAGGGCGTGTGCTGTTCCTTTCTTGCCATGTTGAAAGGATCACTAAAACCTGACGTCTGCATCTGATAATCGTTATACATATTCCTATAAGTCACAGGAAACGATTGACTATACCCAGGGACAGCAGCGAATCTCATCAGTCCATCAACTCTGGAGCCTTGAATGCGCCTCTGAGTGCGCCTAATACATCAAAAGACTTTGGTGCAAGAACTTTCGTTCCACCGATACCACCACCGATGTAGTTTTTCAAAAAGCTCATGTTTACACCAGAAGCTTTCTTTTTATCTGCCTCAGGTTCTACCGGAGGAGGTGCGGTGAGTTCTGGAACAGAAGACGAAACTCCAGCTGCTTTCTGAGCTCCTGGGAGATACTTTTTGTATGCACCACTCTTATAAACGGACCAAGCTCCAAGGCCTTGTGAATCCAGAATTGACTTTGCAGCACGAACATTAGTTTTGGGATCATAAAGCTCTTCATTCGCTTTCAGTCCCAAATTCCTTCGGCGTTCTGCACCCAGCATGTAGCCAGGCTCATCAATCATGTTGATCTGGTACAGACCAAACGAATAATCGCCAGTGCTTCTGTCGGGATTCAAAGCACGGGGATTCAGACCAGATTCTGCCTGGCTGATTGCAACCATAGTCGGAATCAAATCTTCTTTAACACCTTCTTGCCTGAGGAGACCTGCAAGCTGTGACTGAGATACTTGCTTCACGGTACTATCGATGATTGGTTTCGAGAAGGAGGCGGGTGCCGACAGCAACATCAGCAGGGCCAGGAAGAGCCTGGATGAATTCCGCACCCTCCCTGTTAAACCTGTAACGAGCTTGCTCAGGGTTTCTGTAATTAGGTACATATAAATGCAACGCCAAACGATCAGTCTCGTACAAATAAATCTGAGTCCACGTTTTCAACGTCTCTTTGAAATCCGTGGTTGCGATCGTACGATCAACGTCACCAGCGATTGACTCGACTCGACCTCTAGGCACCGTCGAGTTATTCATGGTGCCGGTCATATCTGTACGCTTTTCGGCTTCGTCACAACGCTCGATCTGCTCGACGATCTTGTCGTACCAGAAAGAGTCAGGAACGTTGTCAAGAGCTTCTTCAAGACGGGCTAAATCACCAGCAGGAATCGACGTGGTGTTGTAACCCAAATGCCATCGGACTTTCGATTTTATAAAAGTATCAAGCTGCATTTAACACTGCCAAAGCGTTACTGTGCACGTCTTACATGCATCAATAACACATTAACACGCGCACATAATCATTCGACACGCACAAGGTTTTCCTTGAAAATCTCTTCCCAGTCAATACGCTTTATTGACTTGAGTTGCTCTAAACGCTGGAACCGTTCGCCAGGGAGAGAAAGCTGGAGGTCCTTAATGTCGCGTGCAGTTTTAAGGCCGACACCAGGCAGAGCATCCGCAATTTGACGGGCAGAGGCGAGATTAATGTTTACCCGTGTATCAATCGGAAAAGTCTCTTTCTTCGTTGGTTTTGCAGGACTAGCTCCCTCTTTTTTTAGGTCTTCAGTAAGACGTACTTCGTTGCGTTCTTGCTCGACAGTCGCATCGAGATGCGGTGAGAGGTCGTCTTCGTTGATATAAAGAACTTCTTCGTTCGCATCGAGGCACATCAGAATACCTTCGCCATGCTGAGATACAACCTCAACAAGACCACCAGTCACTCGATTCTGATACAACATAGCCATAGACGATTACTGATACAGCATACCAAAATTAATCTATCTGGACAATAAAAAAGCGGGCCATTAAGACCCGCTGTAAGAATGTCAGAGCGGAATTATCACTCGTCGTTACCGCCCACTTGGGAGGCGAAGTCCAGGCTGCCAACGATGTCCATGAAGGAAGTAGCAGCAGCAGGACGAAGGTAGTTAACGCGGCAGATGATGTAAGCGGCCTTGCCAGCGTCCTTGTCAGCAGAGCTGATAAACACACCGTCGCCGTCCACGGAGGTGGAGGTCACAGCGTTGACGTTGTACACCTTGAAGGTGGTGTCAGCGGTGACGCGATACATCATGGCGTTTGCAGCATCCTGGTCGTCGATACCAGCAGTGGTAACGGAGGTCCAGAAGGGTGCTTCTGCCACGGAAACGTCGGATTCACCCTGGGCGATGGTGCCAGAGGAGAATGCGGTGGTGATGGCGGTAGCAGCAGCCAGACCGTTGGCCTGGGTAGCGGGAACGCCAAAGGGAGAACCGCTGTTGTCGGGACCGAACAGCAGGATCTCGGTGTTGGTGCCGTCGATATCTGCAGTCAGAGGAGTAGCAGGATAGGAAGGCTCACCAGCGGAAGGAATGTCCTGGCCGATTGCAATCGAAGCGCTGTAGATGTAAGCGGGACGATCAGCGTCAGCTTGGACCACCAGGGAGGTGCGGTCATCGCGCACACGGTCGCTGGAGCGACGGTCGGGAGAAGGAACCGTCAGGTTGAAGCTCTTGTTGTCAGCTTTGTCAGCGGACAGGTTGTCCACCTTGACATAACCAACCATTTCGTAGAGCTCGAAGCCAGGCCAGCCAAAAACACCTTCGGTGTTGTAGGAGGACAGGCGGTTGATTTGGTTACCGGGCTGCAGGATAGCGCCCTTTTCAGCAGTGTAAGATGCCATTAGTTACGTACCTCCTTTATCACTCAGTAATGGTGAAGGCGGTGGTCACGAAGTCCTTATTCAGGTTCGCGAAACCGGCGTACAGCTGCCAAATCAGGATGATGAAGCGGCTGAAGTCGTCATTGTTGTTGATCAGCACCTGAGCGTTAGGACCGCCGATGCCAACACCAACAGCCTGAGGGCCGAAGAACAGACCTGCAGGGGTGGAACGACCAGCAACAGCGCCAGAACCATCGCCGATGTCAACAGTTGCAGTCTTGCTGGGGAAGTTGGTGGACTCGAAGAAGCGCACACCCTCGAACACGAAGCCGGATGGCATGACGGGCTCTCCAGCCACGAACTGAGCCTGGCCATACTGACCGCCCTGATACAGAGCAGCGTTAGGAGCAGCCATACCCATCAGAGGGTTGGGGGCGCCCATACCAGGATAACGAGCCACTTCACGGAAGCCCTGGTCAGCACGCAGGTCCTTCATGAACGAAGGATCAGCGATACAACGGTAGTAACCGTCTTGGAACACAGGAACGTTGCGCTTACGCAGGCTCTTGACAACGTTCAGGAGGTCAGTCTTGACGTTGAACTTGAAACGCTCAGAGGCGTACTCGGTAGCGGTGTATGCGCCAACGGTGACACCGGTCTTGGTGTGGTCGTTGGGATAGTAGTAGCCGCCTTGGGTGTCGCCGGACTGGCCACGAGACTCAGACTTGAACAGCTCGTCCAGGAACACACGATCGCGCCAGCGACGATAGTCGTCGAGGAGGGTCAGCGAACCGATGGACTGGTGGAACATGTTGAGGTTCCCGGTGTCCAGCAGAAGACGCTGAGCGGTCATCAGGGTCTCGCGAGCAATCTTGAAGGTGCTCGGGAGATTGGTGTTGTTCGGATCCGCAGGGCCGGTGTACTCACGCAGAGACACAAGCACCTTGTCCTTGACGATCGAACGGCTGTTGGCAGTACCGATCGTTTGGTCTTGGGTACGCTCGCGGCTGGTCTTGGTGCCGGGGTTACCGAAGAAACGGTAACGATCCAGCTGCACGGTCTGACCAGGCTGCTTGGTAAAGTCGTGGACTACGACGGGCTCGCAAGCCATCTCCACGACATAAGCCGGGTGGGGGCGGTACAGTTCCGCACCCAACAGCTTGGGAAAGTCGTTATCGATGAACATAATAGTTTCTCAGCTAAGTTTTAAGCGCTGATACTTGAGGACAAAAGTCCTCGGAATATGGAAATTTTCATTCCATTACAAAAAATTATAGCAATGCTTTATCAATCTGATTATTTAAGTTTCAGCTGAAATCTCTGAAATCACCAACAGAACGGTACTCGTTTCCGGTTGTCGGTTTGTATTTGGCAGAAGTCTTTTTTTCAAAAGCTTGGCCGGCCATGCGGGGAACCTCTGGCTTTGGCTCAGGAGCATAAAGTTGGGTGTGAGCGGCTTCCATCACACTTTTCATTTTGGCGCCCACTACATTGTCTCCGGATTGATGAATTGCATCATTGGGTTACCACCCATCATGTTGCCTGGTGAATACTGAGCCGGAGGCACGGTGCCCATCCGACCCATAGGATTTACATAGCCATCCATAGGCTGAAGAGCCGGATTCATTGCCTGAATTTCCGGATTGATAGGACCTTCGGCAGCCGCCTGTTCAGCTGCAGCAGCTAAAACGGCCTTGGCTATCGTTGCTTTACCAAGAGCTTCTTTGGCTTTCTTAGAGTCCATCATTTCTTACCTTTTTGGTTTGGCATCGGAGGGTAACCAACGGGAAGCTGACCCGTGGGAGGCATCATCTGCATCATTTGATATTGCTGATCTACGCCAATTTGGTTTTGAACTATCTCTGCAGAACTCAGCATCCCAGGAACCAGGAGGCCATTCCGAGGAAGGGGAGAACCAGGGAGGTTGAGCTTGAGATAAGAGTTATCCAGATCGCGTGGCATACGGGGCTGAGGAGCATTGGGATTACCCACTTGGGTTTCCATGTCCTGCATTCGGAGCGCTGCATATTCGTCGGTGTTGCCAGCCATGACCTGACGTGAAGTGTCGCCAGCACCAAACTGAACAAGACCGGGAGCACCAATCGGACCGCCAGCAGTACCGATTGCCGCCAGAAATTGATCAGCTTTCTCTCTTGCTCCTGCCTTCTTTTTAGCCATAATATATTAAAAAAGTGGGGGCATTTTCCTACCCCCTATTTTAGACTTAGTGAAGTCTAGGTATCACTCCATCACGAGGAGCTTGTTGCGGAACACCTCAGGATTCTGCTGAGCAGAATTCAGATAACGCCAGGCGTTAGAGGGGTCGCGGTCGGCCAGGTTGCCGAAGCTGTTCCAGAAGTCACCAGCGTTGGCAGGAGCCTGGGGCTGAGGAGGAACGGGCATTTGAGGACGGGTAGGGGCAGCCTGCTGCTGGAGCTGCTGACCGACTTGCTGGACGCCCTGAGGGGCCACGGGGACAGCCTCATCGGGGATCGGGTGAGGGCCGTTCTCGCCGAAGAACTCACAGGTGTAGTCGGCAAGCACGTCGGGGTCAGTCAGGATGGCTTCATAAGCCTTGTGCTCATTGGAGAGCTCTTGAAGAAGTTCACAAGCCTGGACGAGCTGCTGGTTGGTTTGGATCAGAGCATCCTCAACCTGGCAGGCATAGTCGTTCAGAACCTTGGGGACATCAGGACCGAAGTGGTCAATGATCTCAAGACTTGCTTCGCTTACTCCGTTGGCGCGGAGCTGGTCCGGGCTGATCTCCAGAGAGGTTAGGGAAGAGTCGCTGGAGAATGCCTGGTTGTTGTTGATCGAAGGCGAAGAGGTCTGCATCCCCAGGCTGCTGAATTGGGGAGCCTGTTGGGAACCGTAGCTGGCCGGGTCGATTGCTTGGGTCTGAGTCGATTGTTGACCCAGGGACGGGAATTGGACGGGCGAACTCAGGAGTCCCACCACCTTGTTGAATGCTTCCCGGTAAGGGTTCTCCGCTTGTGGAGTCGCCTGGTACTGCTGGGGTGCGGACTGAATAGGGGTTGAGACCGGCGCTTGGGCTGCCATCTGGGCCGGCATTTGCGGGGCTGGGGCCGTCACCTGCTGGTACGGTGCCACCCATTGGTTGTTGGTAGAAACCGCCGGAGCCTGTGCCGCCGTCTGCGCTACCGGAGCCGCGTAGCTGGTCGGTTGGGTCGGGGATACTTGGGGTGCCGATTGGGTCGGCATTGCGGTATCGGCCTGCATAAGTTACCTCTTTTTGTAGGCTTTCGAGTGTGCGATAAAGGAAGGGGGTGAGATCTAGTCTCGGATCCGCAGCCATCGGGAGATTCGGTTGCTGCGGATGTGGTGTCCGCATCTCTTGATTGATGAGATCAATGAATGCGGAGTAAGCCCTCTGTACTTCCCCTACCACACGGAATGGGAAACCGGAGAGCATGCCCGCGATCTCGTCATCCGTTTTAGAAGGGAATAGATACTTCAGTGCTTCAATGCTATCAACACCTAACTCTTGCAAGTTTCTGGTGAAAATAGACTGGTTGAGTTTATCCTGTGTTGTATCTTCATACACAGGTCCAAGCCAACGCCAGTGAACAGTTCTATCACCGTCCGGCGCCAGACCAAGAACACCTGGAGGTAATTCCTGATCTTCGATTGCTTTGTCAATCGCAGCTTGAAGTTTCTTCTCATAACGAGCTTTTGCTTTCTCGTATTTTTCGAGTGCTTTCTCGTCAGGTTCTTCAGGTAAAACGGGATATTTAATCCCGCTCTCGTAAGCCAGCGACTTACGGAAAATCTGTTCTTCTTGGAAGATGATCAGCTCGAGGCAACGGCAGATGCCATAGGTGTAGAGCTGCAAACACTTCTTCTTGGCTGTGGCACTAACACGTCCGTAAGCCGACTTGTACTCAGTGGCGGTGACGTTGGTAATGCTCAGATCGTCGATACCACCTAGAGCAAGGCGGATCTCACTACGGAGCTGTTCCGCGTAACGAGCCTGGTCAGTACTGACAGCATTCGGTGTAATGAATCCGACCCGGTCAGTGGGCTCCAGGTTTGCAATGACCCTTGGCACACGCATGCCAGAACCCGGCTTGCCGTTGTAGCCCGGTGACTCACGAGTAACGTTGTCCTGCTTGAACGTGGAGCTGGACAGGAAAAACTCTGATTGGAATCCAGACTGACTCGAGATGCTGGGACGCTGGGCAGGATCACTTGAGTCGTACTCAACAATGTCTTGCTTGGGACGCGATGAAAGCAGTGTTGGATTGCCGAAGAACGAGAGGTTTGCCCTAATGTTCTTGACCATTTCATCGTGAGCGATGATCTGATTGGCCAGCCACTCGAATTCACCTGCACCATCGGTTCCGAAGGCGTCAGGGTTATTGAGAACTTCAACGCAAGGAATGAACTCCATGCTGTTCTTCACGACCTTCTTGTCAGTGAAGGGGAAGTCCATTGCCTCGTTATCGAACGAGATCTCCTGCTCGCTATGGTATTCCTCGATCTGTTCAGCAGTAATACGAAGACGCATGTACCGCTTATTGGTGTTCAAGCCAACGCCACTGAAACCTTTGGAGGACTTGACCTTATATGGATAGATAATGATGACTTCTTCTAGGTCACCTTCGGGAGAGTAATAAGCTCGATAAGAATCGCGGTCGAACCAATAAATACGATAAGTTTTCTCAGTTGGTCGGATATAGAACAGTCCCTTGCCGTAAGCCAGGAAACGATCCCAGATAGAGTCGAGCCGTGCATCAAGCCGATTGAACTTAATTACCTGCTGGATAAAGTCGTAGCGCTGCGTGCCGAGGTTGTCCTGCATTGGATAAAACTCAACACCCTGCCTGATCCCAAACATTTTCATTTGGGAGAGGTGAGCGTTCACCAACATGGTGTCCGCAGGGCCTGTACTATCGCGTGAAACTACCGCTTTGAGGATAGAGTCAAGTTGAGATTTAGCACTATCGCCCATTCTGTTAAAAAGGTCTACTGATCAATATCGTAACCAGCTTCAATTCTTTTGAAAATGATTGTCCCGTCTTCAACCTCTACATCAAAACGTTCGTTTGGTTGTAGGGCCATGTCGTGACAAAGCTCATCCGGCAGAGGCAGGATGGCAGAACCATAAGCATCTTGCTCAAGTTCTACTTCAAAATAGCTGGGAGACATCGCGTTGAATAACTATAGTTTAAATCGTCAATACTCTAACTCTAGTTTCCCCCTTGTCATTAGTCCGTTGCACAACCAGACGAGTGCATCGACACAGTCATCATGAGAGGAGACTCCGAAGTTGATGATCTCATCTCTCAGTGCCTGAAACTTCCTGTACTTGTTGAAGACAATCTTATGCTGCTCGAACAAGCCCATGATGCCACGGAAACGTGCAACCTTATCTCCTCTAAAACCTTTAACGGGATGCCAGTTCACGTTATAAAGTCCATGTTCTCCTAGACAAATTCGTTTAAAGTCAGCTTCTAATGAAGCCTGGTACGCCACAGCTTCTGACCAAACCTCGATGTTGGTGCCAGTAGGGAAATATTGATTCTTTTCTTTGTGCACAACACCCCATTCTTCCATCATCTCCATCATTGCTTCTAATTTTTCTAAGTTACCCATAATGCGTAAACGTTTACAGTCGATAATGTGAATCTTCCCTCCCACTCGCCCTCCCATCACGAAGACCGTATAGTCATTTCGCTCCCGAACACCTGCGGAAAGGTCAACGCCGATTCCCAAGCAATCGAATTGGGTTTCGATAGTGCCTTTGATGATTAGATCAGGAGAGAGCGACAGCTCGCTCGTTTGGACGACCTGATTTTGGTACTGGAAAGAAAAGGCGATTGGTGCTTGACGGCGACGATCCTTCAGGTAATCGAGCGACCACATCTCCGGCCAATAGGACTGTTCATCACCGTTGTCGTCGACCGAGATTGCAGATTGGACGATCTGAACCCAGTTGTTGGCTGGGATGAACGTGGAGTTATGAATATCGTCATGGCGGAAGCGGGTGCCAAGACAGATCGCCCGGACACCTTCAAACATCGTCGGGACGATAA